AACTTGGTATCATAATATATAATTGTTTATATCGGATTCTACATTGTATTCTTCTACTAAACCTAAATAGCTTAATCTATTGTAATAATTCATATATAGTTCGTGGTTGTTGTAGCCTGTTAGTTTCTCTAATTCTAAGTCAGTAAGAGCTTCTTTAAATACTGCTACCATTTTTATTGCACCCTCATTAAAGTTGTTTGTGTCGTTACCATCACTAAAATCTAAGCTAAACATAGTATTTGCACTTGGAACTGCACCATTAGTATGTGTTTGAGCTTGTACACCATCAACCCAAAGAGCAAAATCATTTTCTTTATATTTTATTGCTACTTTGTGATATTCTAATGTTGTTTGTACTATTTTTGACAGTGAAGCAGTAAGAGAATTGTTTGCTCTTACTTGAACTCTTATTTGATTAGCTGTATTATTTAAATAGAATATTCTTACGACATTTTGAGAAGAAGTTGCATCAGAAAGAGCAATAGTTTTTCTATGTGTGGGTGTTTCGATAAATGATTTAATTTCTGCGTAAAGCACTCCCTCTGTAGAGTTTATTAAGTCGCTGTTTCCTGCATTGTTTGCTGCATCTACACTACGAGTAACTGTACTTCCTGAGGTGTGTATTAGAGATGTTGGGTAGCTTCCCACTTCCACTTGTAAGCCATATATATAAACACCTTTTTGTGTATTGTTATAATCAGGGTAAATTGAAAATCTATGCGTTGATGCGCTTGATAAAGTTCTACTAAAACTAACTCTAAACCAACCATTTGAATATGCTTTAAGCTCTAAATTTAGGTTACCACTAATCACACCCTCTCTCATATTTGTAGGGTTTAGATCTTGTGCAAGAGCAGAGCCATCGCTAAAATAAAATCTTACTTTAGTAGAATCTTTAGCTTTTATAAATATAGAATAAGTGTAAGTGCCATCAGTAGTAGGCAAACCAAAATTGTATGCCGAATTAGATGCAGTACTTCCTGTTTGTTCAAATAAAATACCATTATTTAAACCCTCAGGAGATACAATCTGATTGTAAGTCATACTTGTTTGATCTAAAGCAAAGTTAAGATTATTTGAATTACTGTTTGTGATTATATTCTGTCTGCTTGGCTCGAGCAAGATACTCGGCTCTCCGTTTGTATAATCTATTCTTGGTATGTCTAATCTGTCTGTTGTTTTTAGATAGTCTTTTAGTTGGTCGCCTTTTACTATTTGTGCTGAAGTTATTAAAACTGAGCCATTATCTGTATATATTGCATAGCTTATTGTTGAATGTATTAAACTTGCAATAGTGCTGCTTATTTGATAAAAACCATTACCTAAGTTTTGTATTGCTCCTGTTACGCCTGAAGCTTCAGAGGTAATAACTCCTGTATTTAAATTAAATTGTACATTTTTATTGTTTGAAGAACCGTATCTTAATGTAATTACATTTGATGTGTCTTTTTTTGCTATTAAAGATATAGTGTAAGTTTGACCGACTATGTTACCTGTATTATCATTATAAATACCAAGCACACCTGTTGCATCTGTTAATTTATAAATAGGTCTGCCTAAATATGTTTCACTTTGTAAAACTACGCTATCCCCATTTAAAGTCCATTGTGAAAAATCTTCACTATAAGTAGTTAAATTATAAGGCACATCTTCTATAAGATAATCTTCGTTTACTCTTGTTCCTGTTGAGTTTCTGTCAAAGTCAAAGTCGGCATCTGTTACTTCTTTTACTGATATGTTACTTATTTCTACATAATTACTTGAACTACTTGCAGTATCTACAATACCTATGTACATAGTAGAAGCAGTTGGTGTGAAGGTTGTTGTTGTTATACCTGTAGCAGTTGATAAAGTTGTAACATTTGTCCCAAGTTGTACATTTGTAGCAATTCTTAAATTACCTGTTCCACCACTTGCATTATCTACATTAATATCTGCAGTTATAATATATTTTTTTGATGTATTTAAACTTAAACTTTGTGAAAGCCCATATGCTCCTGATGCATTTGCAGTTGCTCGTAAGTTGTTATTATTAATCGAAAGTGTCGTGTTAGCATAAGCAAGACTCCAACCTGTTGTAGAACTTCCATCTCCATTTACTACAAGCTCTGAGCCTAAATCATAAGCAGGTTTTATAGAATATAAGTAGTCCTCAGCATAAGCTGTAGGTGTGGTTATTATTGATGCTTTCTTAAGTAAACTCATATTAACAATCTTCTAAGTTTTCTAATAGTTGTATGGTCATTGTGTTGTTCTCGTATATCTGCACTCTCCTATTTAAATCAGAAGTGTGATATTCTATTTGGTAAACATCTGCCCAATCAATCGTTGAGGTTGCGTTTCCCCAATAACTCTCGCTGTATGATTTCCCCCAATTTATCGTATTTGCCATTTAAATACTTTTTAAGTTTTATTTTATTGATCTCCTTTGGTTTATAATACCCACCCATTAAATGTAGAATCTTTATCAGGATAAATGTCCTCGTTACTATTAGAATTATATTCAGGAAATAAACTATTATTAAAACTCATATAATCTATGAATCTTCTTGTATAATATTCTGCTGAATTTCTTGCCTTTTCTACTAAATAATCTACCTCATCTTTTGATACTGTTTCTGCATTTTCGCTTGAATGTTTAAATATTCCACCATTTTTTATTTGGTATGCCGCATAAGGTATATACTCAACCTGTGCGTACCATATTAACATTGGTTGCACATAATCATTTACTAATGATAAATAATTACCTGCTAAATTACCGCCACTAATATCTGTGCTAATTTTATTATAAAGATCAGTACCTAAATAGTTTCTAACGTGTATTTGTTGCGCCAACTTTATAAATTGGATAAACAAATCAGTATCTACATTCCCATCAATGATACTATTCTTGATCAAATCTGACCTTTTTATGAATAAAACTGTTGCCATAATTATTTTTTATAGTTTGGGTGATGTCCATTATTAGGCATATCCTTTGGTGCTTTTTTGGCATCTCTCCAACCTCTTGGTTTTGGTTTATATGATGTGGGTATATTATCAGTTTCTACATAATCTTTTATTTTATCTGACTTTTCAATATACTTACCATTTGATTTTTTCTTTAATCTATAAAGTTGTTCACTCCAATAATGACCACAATTTACTCCGCCTTTAAAACGAAATAAATCGTATTTTTTACCTTTATGACCAAAACCTTTATTTACTCCTTTATCACTCGCCGCATCAATATCCTCTATCCTATATACTAAGTTCCTGTTCATCAAGGCTTTACAGAATGGCCTTGTGTTAGTGCTTGAATATTTTTCTGCGTATTTATATCTTACTTTATAATAACTTTTATCTAAGACAGAAAAATCACCTTTACCTTTTTTAATATTAGGTATGCCTAATTTTTCAAGTATTGTCTTTTTTTCTTCTATTAAACTATTTGCCCAAGTTTCTATATCTGTATTTTCTTCTGAATATTCTCTCTCATCTACTAATTCCCATTCATCATCTACTATTTCACCACTTAAATTATCTAAAATATAATATCCATCATCATCAGATAATTCTTCGCTTAATTTAACTCCTGTTTCTTCTTCTCTTGTTTCTTCGTCTGCAACATTGTCTAAGTCGGTAAATTCGAGTGGCTGAAGCGTTTTAAAGTACATATTAAGCGACATATTATTAAAAGCAAGTATTTGATCAAAAGCATCTAATAAAAGCGTCTGAAACGGTCTAATTACCATATTGTCCATTAATATAGTTGCTGTTTTTAATTCATCTGCATTATTACCAAGACCTGTATTGTCTTTAATACCTAATAACATTGGACTAACTACCCTGTGTGCTACTAATATTTTTCTTGCACTCTCATCACTTAAAAATTGGTATTGGTTATGTGCATCGCTTAATTGGATAGGATCAATAGTTGCCGCAGTATCAGGATCATCATTAAATGCTAAAATAAATTTACCTGCGTTGCTTGTGCCTGAGAACTTTTCTTTTATTCTGTTTTCTATAATTGTTCTTTGTTCTGCATCAGGCGTTCCATTATTAAAGTTAATTAGCATACTTGGTGCTAAACCATTCATAATGTTGTTTAGGTGATAGTTGCTTATTTCTTCTTCTAATTCAGCGTATTGTGTGCCACCTTGATAATCCACAGGACTATAATATTTAAATCCTGCTCTATATGGTTGGATATACATAATCTCTAATGCCTCTTTAGATGTACCGAATGCAGGGATTCTTTGTAAATCACTCGAATTTTTATATTTACTCCAATCATTAAAATAATAATATGCCTCTACTTCTCCTTTCTCGTTGCATTTTTCGGCTCTTAGTGTTTCAATAGGCATATGTTCTAACTGTACAATTTTACTTCTATCCTTAGAATATATTACTTGGATAGCACATTGTCCCATAAGTTTTAAATCAAAACATAGTTTTCTTACACAATCTTTATGGAATAAACTAACCATTTTTGCATATTGATCAGGTTTTCTATTGGAATCTGTAGCATCTAATCCTTTACCATAAATCATTTCGCTAATACCGTTTATTATTGCGTTATTGGTTGGACTACCATTATATCTATCTATTAAATATTGGAAATAGTTATTATCCTCGCCATAATACACAAAATCTTTATATTTGACCTCTTTTATACTTGGTGAAGTATATGTGCTTAAATTAACTATTTGTAAATCGCTTTTTTTCATATAATTAAGTAATCGTTGTCAAAACTATTTTCCGTCGTATATTCGCCACTATTTACGCTATAATAATCATTATTTGTTTGATTAATTGTCTGATCAGAACAGAAAACCTTGTCTTTATATATTACATTAGTTCCCTCTTTTATTGTAAGGTCGTAAAACCTACCCTCTACAAGTACAGGACTTAATGCTTGTGATACTACTAAATAATTTTTGTCTGTTGAAGTGCTAATACTTGAATAGGTTGTAGAGGTATTTGTTGAACCATCTCGAAGCACCATACTAACAGAACTTGCATAACTTCTTGGTATTATTTTAATACTTTGCGCTGATGCAGATGTTGTTAAATGTATCATAATAATATAACGTAAATAATTTAATTTTTGTGTATAAAAAAAGGGGGCTATAATAAACCCCCTTTGAACAAATTAATATATTTATGAAAAAGTGGACTACAAATATATTAAAAAATTGGTTAACTCAATTAGTTTGGTGTGATTTGAGTTGCACTTGCATCTCCTGTTACTACAGAACCTGTAATAAAGTATGGTGGTGCAGTTTCTTGAGCAACCATAGTTAATGTAAATCCGCTAAGGTCTCCCATAGCTGCGCCACTTACGATAGTTCCACCTGTTACCTCTGCGCCGTGTTCTAAACCAACTACAAAATAATTACCATTATAATCCTCTACAAAAACGTGTGGTCTTGCGTGAGCGATCAATTTTAATTCTTCCTGTGTAGCTTTTTCAAGGAATGTAAGTGTTAAATTTAATGTGGTTTCGTAGAAAGTAGTACCATTCTCTCGTGAGCTATTGATTGCAGTTTCTAAAGATGAATTACCTTTTATATCAAACTGAAATAAGGCAGGACTACCTGCTAAAGCAGTAACTTCTCCTCCTGTAATCGTAGCAGTACCAAGAGTTCCGTAATCAGCAAAATAAACAGTTTTTAAACCACCTACTCCTGATTTACATGGCAACTTTCTTCCCGTTGTTAATGTACAAGCCATAATATTTAGTATTAAAAAAGGGTAGGCAGAATACTACCTACCCCTTTATATGTTAATTAATTTATTTATTAGTTAGCAGAGTTTGCTATACCATAAGTAACGATATCTTCTACAATTGCGTATTGTACGCCTGCAGTAAATCTCATTACTACTCTTACATTTTGTGATCCATCGTAGTCGGCCATATCGATAACACGAACTTCGTTCATATCATTTAATAGACCTGTTCCGAAGAATAAGTTGGATTTTTGAGCAGCAATCATATCGTTATCAGCTAATCCGTGAGCTACGAATAATTTTACACCATCGAAAGATAATGAACCATTATTCCACCACTGAGTACCCATATTGTTGGTACCATTAGCACCAAGACCTGAAGCACCAAATCCACCTAAAGCTCTAACATAAGCTCTTGCTATGTTTTGAGATACATAGATGTATAAATCTTCTTTTCCATATAATGCTGATGGAAGTGCATCTACTACAGATCCTAATTGTGCGATTACATTTGAAGCTGTTACAGTTGTTCCTGCAATTTCTTGAGCAGCAGGTAAATTTGCATCTGTAGATAATAGTTTAGTAAATCCGTTAAATTGTCCTGATGTAGCTGTGTCACCTGACCAAATATTTAACTCTGTTCTGTTAGCAACCTCAGCAGCAACTCTACTGATTACAAAATCAGAAAATTGTGGAGGTAAATTATCAAAAGCAGAGAATCCCATTTGTGCGGCTTCCCAATCTGAGTGTAGATCTTTTTTACAAATATCTAAATTTACTTGGAACTCTTCAGGTGTTAGGATCTTTTCTGTTAAAGTTAAAGTTCCTTGACCTGTTTGGAAGTCACAAGTCGCATCTTTTACGATAGTATCGAATGATGCTTTTTTCATAACTGCCTTAAACTTTACGTTAGGCATTACTTCAATACCACCATTATCGATAGTTGAAGCTGACAAAAGAGCGGCGCCGATGTATTTACCGGCAAACTCTCCTGCGTAAGTTGATGTAATTGATACTGACATTTCTATTAATTTTAGTTGTTAAGTTTATTTAATACTCTATCTAAAGTAGATTGTGGTCTGTTTTGAGCAAACTTTAAATTTACTTTATTTTTCGTTTCAGGGTTATGAGTAATTGGTTCAGCAGCAGGAGTTTCGCTTAATTCTTGTTTGATTTGTTCCTCTACTTCAGCCATTTCTTCTTTTTTCCCTTTTAATTCATCTATCATTCCTTTGATTTCTTCTACTGCAGATTCAAATTCTTCTTTAGTGATATATCTTTCTTGGTTTGCCTCTACTTCTTCTTCTTCCTCTACTTCTTCTTCAGCAGATTTGATTTCAGAGATTAAACCTTCTTCTTCTACCACTAAAAGCTGACCATCTTCCATAAGATATTCTCCTACAGGTACTGCAACTTTTTCTTCATCAGATACGATAAAAATTTCTTTTCCTGACTCAAAAGCTTCTGCTTCGAGTACGGTGCCATTTTCAAGTTTAGCTTGTGCCAACTCTACTTGGACTTCCTCAACTGATTCTTCAGTAGCTTCAACATTTTCCTCTAATTGAGTTTCCTCAACTTGATCAACGTTTTCTTCTACCTTTTCTTCACCTAAGAAAGCTTGGATTTTGTTTAGTATTTCGGTTGATTTCATATAAGTATAACGTGTTTAAATTTATATTTGCATTTTTATATATTTCCTATTCCTTGATTTGTTATATTTCCCTTACAACATTTCTTAGAATATGTATTATTTTCACATAAACAAGCTCTTTTACTGCCTTTAGGACTTGTCCTTGATGGTGTTAAAAAATCTAAAAATTTTCTCATCTGCCTTGTCCTCTATATTGTTTTGTATATCCGTTTTGTCCTTTACTCGCATTTTTGCTATGCGGGTGTGATTTACGCTTTGCTTTTCTATAAACGCTTATTACTTTTCTTGCCATTAATTAATAGGTATGCAATTAGGTACTAATCTTCCGTTTTTCATTTTCATTCCGTATTGTCTATAACCATCGTAACAAGGTGCCTCTAAATCAATTAACTCTAAATCCTTTAATTTGCTTTCACTCCATCTTTTAGCAGCCTTACCACCCCATAATAAATAAGATATCGTACCACACGCTTTAGAATCTCCCTCATCGTAATATTCCTCTGCCCTA